CGCCATCCCCGACTCGCCGATGCCCGGGCCGTTCCGATCAGAGCGGACGCCGTGGATCGCCGAGGCCCTACGCATTGCGGCAGATGCCGAGACCAAGCTGCTCGTCATCATCGCCAGTATCCAGTCGGGCAAGTCTCTCTTCGCTCGCCTGTTCACCTGCCACATCATCGCCAACACCCCAGGGCCGACGGCCGTCTTCCAAAGTACGGACAGCGAGGCAAAGGACTTCGCCCTACGCTACATGCGCCCGGTCTGGAACAACTGCCCGCCGGTGAAGTCTCGCATCTCGGTCGACGACATGGACCGCTCTACGACAACGGACTTCGACCGCATGACGCTCTACTGCCGCGGCCTCTGGAACGAAGCCAACCTTCAGCGCCTATCGCTTCGTTTCACGATTGCCGACGAGTGCTGGATGGCGCCGCCCGGTCACTTGGCCGAACTGAGCGCGCGCGTGACGGCGTTCGGCTGGATGGGCAAGCGCATCTTCATGAGCCAGGGCGGACGGGCTAACCAAGAGATTCATCAGCTCCAAGAGACAACCGATCAGCGCGACTGGAATTTCCGCTGTCCGAAAGAAGGATGCAACACGCTGCAGCCATGGGTTTGGGAGCAGGTCCGTTTTCCAGACGATGCAAAATTAACGGGCTCATGGGATTTGCAGAAGGTCAGCACGGGCACGACGTACGAATGCGCCGCCTGCCAGACTCGACTCCCTGACAACAACGCCACCCGCATCGAGGCCAACTCCCGCGGCTGCTTTGTGGCTACAACTTCGGCTGCCAACTCCGGGCACATCGGCCTGCACTGGAACAGCCTAGCGACGATGAGCTGGGGCGAGCTGGCCGTCATGATGATCAAGGCGAAGGAGTCGGCCGAGATGTACGGTGACGAAGAGGCCCGCCGCCAATTCAAACAAAAGAGGCTGGCTCTCAGCTGGGCCGAAGAGGGCGGGGAGATAGTGAACATTGCTCAGGCCGCCAACTACAACTGCGCCGACGACTGGGACGGCGAGTCGGTCATCACGCCCAAGGGCCGCGTCGTCGACCGCGAGGGCGCACCCGAAGGCTCGTTTCCTTTCCGCACCGCCGGAATCGACGTGCAGCGAGGCCATTTTTTTGGAGTCATTCGCCGATGGTCGAAGACCGGGCACAGTCGCCTCAAGGCCTTCGCCAAGATTGACACCTGGCAAGACGTCGAGGCCTTCGTCAAGAAACACGCCGTGCACCCGGCCCTAGTCATGGTCGATTCCGGGGACTCAGCTCAAGACGTCTACCGCCAGACGGCCATGCGCGGATGGAAGTGCGCCAAGGGCTCAGGCAACGAAGACTTCAGCGTAACGACCAAGGACGGCAAGACAACCCGCCGATTTTATTCGGACAAGCAGACCATCATGGTGCCCGGTCTCCAGACCCGAGCCGTTCTGGTAGTCTGGTCGAATCTCGCCGGCAAAGACCTCTTGCACGGCCTTCGCTCCCGCAAGGTCTTTACCTATGCCCTCGACGCGGGGCAGGACTACGTGGATCAGATGAGCGCCGAGGTCCGCGTAAAGGATAGGCGCACAGGCAAACCTCAGTGGCTGTTGCCCCAGGGCAAGAAGGACAATCACGCCTTTGACTGCGAACTCCTCGGCCTACTGGCCGCTGTCCGCTGGGGCATCGTCGGCAAGGAAACAACCGAAACCGACTTGCCTTCCGCATGAAGTCGGGGACACTTTATTCAAGCGGCGGCGCCGATGGTTGCGGGAAGGAAGAGATCTCGTGGCGTGGACATGGGCGTCGCCGCCCCCTCCGTTGCCAATTGGTGCAGGTCAAATGGCTCAAGGGTATTTTATTGGCCTCACCGAATGTGAGCTTCTCGACCTCAAAGCGAAAGCCCTGTCCTTGATTATGGACGGCAAGACGCTCATGTCCTACGCAGACTCCGGGTCTTCCGCGACCAAGGCCTTCCCAGGCATGACGCCCAAGGAGGTATTGAACGAGGCCCTCTTCGGCCTATCGCGCCTCGATCCGGGCAAGTATGGTCGTCGTCGCACGATGATCAACACGCGCTGGGACAACCGCATCGACTAATCTATGGCCTCCCGCAAGAAAGTCCCGACCGTCAGCCTACGCCCCAAGAAGGCCAAGCCGTCCGCCCGCAAGGGTACGCCGGCACCGTCCGCGGCGACTGTCTCTCAGGGCCGGTTCAATAACCAATACAGCGGGAACGAGTGGGGCTCCACCGTCCAGACCTACGCCCGCCGCGTCATCTACGCTCCGCAGCCGGATGACATGCGCCGCGATATGTCCCCATGGGACCGCAACGAGATGGTCAAGAAGTGCCGCTGGGCCGAACGCGAGTCCTCGCTGTTCCGTCAAATTTTAAACGACCTGTGTATCTACGTCGTCGGCGACGGCATCAAGTGGCAGTCCCACGCCGAGAACCCCGAGACGGCCCGCCTCCACGAAGAATACTTCGCGATGAAGGCCAAGAACCTAGACGTCTCCGGCAAGTCCTTCTTCCAGTCTCAAGCCATCCTTACCCGGGCCATGTTCCGCGATGGCGACGCCTTCTCCCTGAAGGCCGACCTTAACGGCGAGGCGAAAACGCAAATCATCGAGGCCCACCGAGTCGGAGACCCCACCGATCGCGACACTCCTTCGGACTGCTGGGACGGCATCGGCTTCGGCAAATATAACGAACCGATTTACTACTCTGTGTACCAGGCTGACGGAGGCTCCCGCAAAGTGGAGGCCCAGTCGGTCATGCACATCGTCGACATGGAGACGGCCTCGGGCTCCCGCGGCGTCCCCACCCTTCAGTCTGCGCTCTGCGCGATTCAGGATGTCAAGGAGCTGCTCGACCTCGAGCGCAGGGCCGTTAAGGACAATGGCGACGTCACGCGTGTTATATTCAAGGGCTCAGGCTTCCTCGATGAGGACGCGGCCTCTGAAATTTCTTCGGCCCACGGATCGGCCGAGAACATCGCAAGCCAGATGGGCGGCAAGGCCATCGTCATGGAGGGCTCTGACCGCTTCGAGTCCTTCGAGAGCAAGCGCCCGAACTCGACCTTTGTCGGATTCCTCGCCGCGCTCGAAAAAGACATTTGCTCAATCCTGCCTTACGAGTTCGTAAAAGACCCGACCTCCGCCGGCGGGGCATCAGTTCGCCTCGTCACGGCCAAGGCCGCCCGCGTTTTCGGTAAGTATCAAAACATCATTATCGAGCGCTTCTGTCAGCCGACGTATGAGTATATCATCGCCGACGGCATCGCCAAGGGCGATATCCCTGACGATTCCCGCTGGTGGTCTGCATCCTGGACGACCCCGAAGTCCGTCACCGTCGACGCTGGCCGTGAAGCCGCGAACGATCGTGCCGACATCGAGATGGGTCTAATGTCCATGTCTGAGCTCTACGGCCAGCGCGGCCTCGACTTCCGCTCCGAGATGGAGAAGCGAGCCGCCGACATGGCGCACATCCAGAACCTTGCGAAGCAGTACGGCATCCCGTTCGAGCTGCTCTTCCGCCCAAGCAACACCCCTCTCGGCACGGTCGCACAAGTCGACCAGGCTGAACCGCTCCCGGGCATCTCTACTAACGAAAAATAACATGTCTCGCTTCCTCTCCCATGCACTCAAGGGCCGTGAGCCAATGCTCATCGACCCGGCCAAAGCCCAGGACTTCTCGGTCATGGCCGAAAAGTTCGGCTTTACCGATATGCTTGCGCAGTTCTTCGGCGTGGCCCCGGTGCCTTACATCCAGAATGGCGTCGGGACCATCCCTATCGTCGGCGTGATCGGGAAGAATCTGAGTCCCATCGAGAAGATGATGGGCGCCGTTGACGTGAATGACATCTCCATGGCCGTCGACCTCTTCGCAGCTGACCCTGCCGTCGAGAAGATTGCCTTTAACATCTCCTCCCCAGGTGGCACGGTCACCGGCATCGAGGAACTCGCCAACAAAATCCGCGACCTCGGTAAGCCGACCATGGCCTACACCGACAGCGAGATGGCCTCGGCCGCTTACTGGCTTGGCTCTCAGGCTGATCGCGTCGTCGCCAGCCCCTCTGCCACCGTCGGCAGCGTCGGCGTCTACATGGCCGTGCCTGACATGAGCAAACTCTACGAAGACTCTGGCGTCCGCATGGTCGTCATCAAGTCGACTGGCTCTCCCCTGAAGGGCGCCGGCATCGAGGGCACGTCCCTCTCTGACGAGCAAATCGCCGACCTCCAGGCTGGCGTGGATTCCATTCACGAAGACTTCAAGGCCTCCATCCGTTCCAAGCGCACACTCGTCGCCGACTCCGCTCTCCGCGGTCAGGTCTTCTCCGGCAAGCAGGCCGCCGCCCAGGGCCTCGTCACTGGCCTCGCCGATTCCTTCAGCAAAGCCCTAGCCTCTTTCTAACATGCCCCGCATCTTCACTGACATCGACGACACTATCCTGAAGGACGGCCAGCCCGTCCAGCGCGTCATCGACTACGTCGACGAGAATGGCGAGGAAGTCGTCGTCTTGACCAATCGCCCCGAGGCCGACCGCGAGAAGACCGTGGCCGAGCTCGACGGCATCGGCTTCGAGTACGACGCCCTGATCATGAACGACTCCAACGCCGAGGCCCCTGCCTTCAAGGCTAGCGTCATTCAGGCCGAGCTCGATGCCGGACGCCCGGTTGACCTCTTCATCGACAACCGCTCCGACACCCGCGACGCCGTGGCCGCCCTGGGCGTCACCGTCATGGCTCCCGAGGACGTCCCTGAAGTCGTCGAAGAGGAAGACGAAGAAGTGGCCCCCGTCGAAACGCCTGTCGCTCCTGAAGCGAAGGTTGCCAATCTCAGCAGGTCTAAGATGACCATCGAAGAGCAACTCGTCACGGCCGCCGCCTCTCTGGCCGGCCTCACTGCCGAAC